CTCGCTCCTGATAAAGGAGAAGTCTAATGGGATTCGCACTTGTTGACGGTGTAGGTGTCACTACTAGTGAAACTGCCTACATGCGTCCTCCTATTGAGCCTGGTCGTGAAGGTGGTACGGTTGTTACCGTAACCCGCCTTGGTGGTGGTACTGGCCAAGTGGCTGGTACTAAAGCTACCACTGATGACAACATCAACGGCACTGGCTGTACTCTTACTACTACTGTCGCTGCTGGTGTGGTAACTGGTCAGACTGTTGCTGCTGGTGGTGATGGTTATCGGGTTGGTGATGTGCTGTCCGTTGCTGGCACCACTAGTGCAACCTTCCGTGTTGACACTGTTTCTTATACCAACTGAGGTACTATCTAATGGCTAATCTTTCTACTGCTGCTGGTGGCAGCGGTGTGGCTGGTAACGTTAACTTCGCTACCCGCACCGTAACTGGCGCCTACGCTTCTACTTACGCTGATAACGGCAACCTGGCTGTCTCTGACAACCATGCTGTTCGTCGCTCGGTATCCCGTACTCACGGTACGGCCACCGCTTCTGGCGTATTCTCCGAGACCCAATGTCTCCGCTTTGCTTACACTGGTGTTGAGTCGGATTCTCCGGCACTTGACGCTAGCCGTACTGCTGTTTAATTAGTTCTAATGGGGGTCCTTCGGGATCCCTTTTTTTTTAATCTTTTTATAACGTCATCATTATGCCGTATACCAATAACGCTCAGGCTGAGCTACAAGCTGTTAATGAAATTCTGGCGTCTATTGGTCAGGCGCCTGTTACCACCATCGAGGCACAGACCATCACGTACGAAGATGGTACCACTGTCGAAGCTGTAATCAACCCGGAAGTTGCAATTGCTTATGAGACTTTAATGCAAGTCTCTCGGGAGGTGCAGGCAGAGGGGTGGACATTTAACCGAGAGGTTGAGTACCCACTTACTCCTGATGCTAATGGCTATCTATCACTAACTGGTAGTATGCTGCAAATTGATCTTAGTGATACTGTCGCTAATAGTAACTATGATACTGTTATTAGAAACGGTAAACTGTATGATAAGATCGGACACACTGATGTATGGGATACAACTAAGATCTATGAAGTAGATGTGGTTTGGTATTATGACTTTGTTGATCTACCTCAGGTCTTCAAAGACTATATTACATCACGAGCTGCAACACGATGTGCCATTCGTCTTGTTGGAGATGTGAACCTTACCCAAGCTCTTGCTTCCTTTGAAACATGGCGACGCGCTAACTGCCTTGAGTATGAGTGCAATGAAGGCGACTACACCATGTTTGGGTTTAAACAAGGTGATGGGTTCTACAGCAGCTATAAACCATTTAAGGCCCTTGCACGATGACAGCAATCTCTCAACGTATCCCCAACTTCATTGGTGGTATTTCCCAGCAGGCTGATGAGAAAATGCTGTTGGGTCAAGTTAAAGATGCTTTGAACTGTTACCCTGATATTACCCTTGGTATGCTAAAGCGTCCTGGTGGTAAGTTTCTAGGTAGACTAGCTAGTATTACAGCTAATACAGCTAATACAGCTTCATGGTTTAGTATATTTAGGGATAACCAGGAGAAGTATATTGCTACGGTATCCTCTGCTGGTGTTATTAGGGTATGGAATTTGTTAACTGGACTGGCTGGCAGTGTTACATATCCAGCTGGTAAGCAAGCATCTATTGAAAGCTATTTAACTGCTACAGACTATCGTAGCATTAAGACTCTCACTATTAACGACTTCACTTATATTGTCAATAGTGAGAAAGTTGTAACTGCTAAGGCAGCTCCTAGTTGGAATGCTAAAAGGCAGGCCACTGTTGTTGTTTCCGGTGTTGAGCATAATACTGCCTACAATGTAGTTATCAATGGCACCACATATACTTACACTTCTTCTGGTTCTGGTAACCTGACTATTGGAACTGTGATGACTGGTATCTCAACAGCCATTACTGGTGGGTTCGCCACGAAGACTATCATTGACAATACAATCTACTTGACCTTTAGTACAGATACTAATGTGTCTGGTTTCGCAGGTGTCACCGGTAAGGACCTTCGTGTTTTTCAGGACTCTGTAGATACATTTGCCAGGCTTCCTGAACAAGCTAAGCATAACCAAGTTGTTAAGATCAACAACACTAACGCTAGCCAAGACGACTTCTATCTGAAATTCATCGCTGATGATGGGTCAAGTGGTAAGGGTTACTGGGAAGAGACTGTGGCACCCAACGTCAGTACAGGCATAAACGAGGCTACAATGCCCATTGCCTTGATTCGCACTAGCACTAGTCCTCTGACGTTCAGAGCCACCTTCCTGGACGGCTCAGAGACCATTAACAACCTTCCCTTACTATGGGAGCCTCGCTTGGTTGGTGATGAGGAATCAAACAGTCATCCTACCTTTGTTAATAATACCATTCAGGATGTATTCCTATTTAACAATAGACTTGGGTTCCTAACTGAAGATAATGTCTCCATGTCTCAAGCTGGAGATTACTATAACTTCTATCACAAATCAGCTACTACTGTTACTGTATCTGATCCTATTGATCTTAGCTGTGCAAGCATCAAACCAGCTACTGTTCGGTCAGTTGTACCAGTTACACAAGGTTTGTTGCTGTTTAGTGATAGTCAGCAGTTCCTAATGGAAGCAGAGAATGGTGCATGGACACCTGCTAACTGCTCCATCAGCACCATTGCTAACTACGAGTGTGATCGGTACATTAAACCTGTTGACCTAGGCTCCACTGTACTGTATGTTAGCCGTAACCAGAGCTGGTCTAGAGCCTTTGAGATCTTTGTTAGAGGTCAAAGGGAGACACCTACTGTTACTGAGACCACAAAGGTTGTACCTGAGTGGATGCCGCAAAGCATTACAGAGACCGTAGGAAGTGCCCAGAATGGCCTGTGGGTGGCCTCTGGTAGGACCTCTAGCTATGTGTACCTCCATAGGTACTATGAGCAGTCAGACGAGCGTGTGATGGCCGCCTGGGTTAGGTGGTTGCTGCCATCTAATGTTATCCATACATCAATCCAAAGCGATGTTCTCTATGTATTGACTAGTGGTACTGAGGGATATACAGTCACACAATACAAACTTGTACTGGCTCCTAGTACTGGTGGTCTTATCAATAGCCTTGGTAACACTGTTGATCCTAACCTGGATTCATGGTGTGAGGTGACTGATAATACCATGGTATCACCAACCCCACCAACAGCTCCTAGTTACAGTAATATCACGGACACTACTAAGGTATATCTACCTACGTATTTTAACACCAGTAAGGTTATTAGATTCGTAGTTGGCTTGCTTAAAGTAGGTAGTCCTGGTACACAATCTGGTTACACCAATGTAGCTGTACTGGCAACTGATGGTGGTGGTACGTACTTCACTATCCCAGGTAATGTTACCAGTAACTATATCTATGTTGGGTATGAGTACAACATGGAGGTAACGCTTCCTAGGTACTACTACTCTATGGGTCAGGCAGGTGTTGACTTCACTGCTATTACTACTACATCTCGTATGGCATTCTATACAGGACTTGGTGGTGATATCTACTTCAACATTAGAGATCGCAGTAGGCCTGAGTGGTCTAGTATTGGTGGTGCACAAATTGCTGATTTCTATATCTCTAATACATCTCCATTCCGTGATGCCTATGTTTATAAAGTACCTATCTACCAGAGACCTGATAACTACACAATGAAAGTTACTTCAAATACTCCGTTCCCTGTTAGTCTTGTGTCTATGCAGTGGGAAGGACAATACTCACCTGGCTTCTATAGGAGGAGTTAGTAATGGCTATAGATCCAATTAGTGCAATTCTTGGTATTGGCAGTGCCGTTATGGGAGGCTTGGGTGGACAAGCCGAAGCTGATGCTCAGAATGCTGCCATTGAAGCTCAACATAAGTATAGTACACAAGCTTGGCGTTACGGTAGGCGCAGCACCATGGCTGACTGGCGCCATAGTACTAAACAGTGGCGCCTTAACGAAAAGAACGAAGAAACTCTAGCTGCATTTAAAGATGCTACCAACCTTCAGGATTGGCAGTATAATCTAAAGATTCAAGACTTTGAGTATGCTTCTCAGATGAAGCAATATGCTAAGTCTGAACAGATCTATGGTCAGCAGCTTACCTTCAACCAGATGGCACAAGCTGCCGCTAATGAAGCAGAGTACCGTAAACTGGAAGACACAATGAAAGAGACGGCCTTCCAGAACCAGGACATTGTTATTAAAGCTCTCCAGTCTGAAGGAGTTGCTGCTGTCAAAGGTCAACAAGGTAGAAGTGCAGAGAAGATGGAGCAAGCTGAATTCGCTGCTCTTGGTCGTAACCAAGCAATCCTTGCTGAGTCGCTATTGAGTGCCAAGGCTGATGCAGCATCTGCTCTTCGCAAGATTGCTAACGATAAGTTTGGTGCCGATCTTGCAGCAGAAGCTAGTCGTATGCTTCGTCCTGATCGTCTTCCTCAACCGCCTAAACCACTTACTACACCACGTGCTGAGTACCTCAAGCCACGTAAGCCAAAGCAGTTTGACTTTGGTCCTAAGCCAATTAAAGGTGCCATGGCATCGTCTACTGGTTCATGGATTGGAGCAGCCAGTCAAGGTTTAACTAGTATTGCTGGTGCGATTGGTAGCTCTGGAAGTAAATATGATTTTGGCATTGATACAACAGGATTAAGTTTTAGTGGTAAGCCATTCTAAATAAATTAAAATGGATCAAGTAAGTTACAGAGGGTACGCCCGGAGTCTAGGTTTCGATCCTATTAAAGCACCTACGGAAGGTCTTGCTAGAATGCAAGAACGAGACAGCCGTATCATACGTGGTATGGAAGAGAACCGTAGGGACATTAAACAGGTTAGAGACGAGTATGGTGCAGGTCTTGAGCGTAAGCTTAGTATCGAAGCACGAGATCGCGATCAAAACTATCAGTGGGAGCGAAAGCTTTCTGAAAAACGTCAGGAAGCTATTGGTAAGAATGCTCAAACACTAATCCAAAGTGAGCTACAGCGTGGTAAGAACGTAGAAGCTACGTTTGAAAGTTTAGCTAAATTCAGCACAACACTCAGCGAAGGCCTTACTGAATACCGTAAAGCTAAAGATGAGTCTGATATGCTAGCTGGCTACATGGAAGTAGCTACAGGCGGTCTATCACCACAACGTCAACAAGCAGTAGCTGGTGCTGAATCACTGCTTAAGCAGAGTGGTGAAGCACAAGATCAAATTGCTGAAGGGTTTCAATCAAGGGGAGTAGATCCTACTGTTGTTACCAGTCTATTGAGTGGCAATAAGGCACGTGACTATGGTCGCCTTAAAGCTCACATGGAGATCATCACTGCTGAGTTCCCTGGTTACGCTCAAGCCAAACTAGATGAGATGAAGGCGCTTACTGCACCAGAGCGTACAGCAGCAATGCAAACCATCTTTGGTGAATTCCTTAAAGAGAATGGTGTCTTCGGACTAAGTGCTGATTTCATGGCACCTGCCCTTATGAAGATGAGGGGAGTATATGGTTCATACATTGAGGCTGCTAGGAAGTCAGATGTAGTCAATAAGTCATCCATGATGCGTGATGATGCACTTAGTGGTATGTCTCGCACAAAGACTGGAGAGAGCCTTGCTGAAGCATTTAGAACTTCCGCACGTAGCTACAGGGAAGATGGTGTAACACCAGTCGGTAATGCTGAAGCACTAGATATTATCTATAAAGAACTGGCTGATACTACTCGTTACTCTGATGCTGATGTTGAGCGTATGCTCAAAGAAGCACAGACAGACCAAGGTAGTTGGTATGACCGATTCCCTCGCCGCCTTGATGATCTGAAGAATGCTAGACAAAAAGACCAAGAGTCTGAATTCCAACTCATTGAAGCCCAAGAGCGTCGTGAGAATAAGCGTAAAGAAGATCAGCTACTTGATTGGGTAAAGAATAATAATCCCAATGAAGAAACTCTTCAGTCTATTATCAAAGAGGGTAAAACACAGGGTATCAACACTGATCGTCTCCAAGCGTACCTTGCCTTCACTACTGAACAACAGAATACTGACTTCTGGACTAAAACTTTCCGTGAAGCGTACCAGTTAGGAACTCTCACTACAGAGGATGTATACCAACCTGGTGTTCCTCCCGAGGTAAAAGAAGCTTGGGTTAACAGAGCACAAGATTTAGACAATCGTAGGGCTAGTGCTGGTATTGATCCAAAAGTAGTTAAGGAGGAATTGACTGCTGCACTCAAGAAAAATTTGATTGGTGATAGTACTGATCGTACTGCTCACTACAGCCTACGTAGTGCATCTGCTTATGCGTATAACTTGTACACCCAAAGATTTAAGGAATACGCTGAGACGATGGAGCCTAGTGCTGCAGCTGCTCAAGCGCGTAATGACGTACTAACTGCGATTGAAAAGCGGACTGGTAGGTTTACTGTCGTTGGATCTGCTGATGCTAAGAAAACACAGGCTTTCTATGGATCCTTTACACCTGGTAAGCACGCTAATGCTCCGGCTGCCATTGATATCATCAATACAAAAGATGTTGTAAACCGCTTTAATGCCAATCGCAACATCATTAATGAAGAAATTCTGGTAAGCCCTGCTCTTCTTAAGGACATTGATAATAGGATTGCTAGTGGTAAACCATTTTCGATGCCTGAAGTCTTAAATATCCTACAAAGATCACAACCAGGTGTTACTACTACGGATCTACTTAATGCGCAGCTTAATGCGGCAGGACTTACACAACGAGTGAAGCCTGGATTTAGGGATCAACTAAACCAAATCAATGACCCTGTATTGCGTAGTATTCTAGGACAACCCCTTACTCAGGATCGTCTTAATACAGCTATCATTGGTAGCGGCAATGCACCTGCTACTGTACGTACAGGCAATAGTGGTTTTACTGATGTACAGTCTCTTGGTACTGCATCTGGGTTTAAATTCCCACAGGTAATGGCTGCTATGTGGGCATTGGAAAGTGGCTGGGGTAAGTATACCTCAGGTAAAAACAATGTCTTTAATATTAAAGCACGTCCTGGCCAAGGTACACAAAAGAACGGTTCCTACTGGAGGGATTATGCTTCTCCTCTTGAGTCTGCTAAGGACTTCATGAACCTCATGACTGATCCTAGGTATGCTCCTGGATTGTCAAGGGCTCAGACTCCACGTCAAGCTATTGAAGCAATTGCTGCTGGCGGTTATGCTGGCGGTGAAGCTGCTTATCCTAGTAAGATTATACGTGTTATGCAGCAGATGGGTGTTAATGTGGATCAACCATATAAGCCCGCAGCTGCGCCTGCACGTAACCAAGCATTCATGCGTCCTACACTTGCTTACATCACAGGCGATATTGGCCCGACTTCTACTGGAGAACACTTAGATGTTAAACAGGAAAATCGACAACGCTTTGCTGAGAATGCGCTTGATAATTTTGTCGAGGTTCAAGATCCAGAGTTTGGGCGTATTAGCCTTGGTGATCTTAAAAGGAGACTTCCTGGAAGAGGGGATAGCTTTGATGAACACGTAGCACGTGGGTCTCATGGTATTGATTACCCCACTGCCAAAGGTTCTAAACTTTTTATTAAAAATGGAGC